CGATATGAGGACCATGCCCTGCCGCACATAAACGACGTCGTTATCATTCGTCGTCGGGTAAGCGATTCCGTCAACGCCATAGCCGAGGTAATCGCGCGCGGCGACAAGCTGCGCATCGGTGAGAGCCATGGCGGGATAATCGGGTTAGGACGCGGCCGGATCGGCGGCGTCAGCCTTTTTGCGAGCGGCGCGCTTCGGCTTATCGTCATCGGCGGCCGGATCGGCGGCGTCAGCCTCTTCTGCCGCTTCGACGAATAGTTCGTGCTCTTCGCGCAGATCGTCCTTGTTGATGACGATGTAGCCATGCGGATTTTCATCCGACTTCGGCGAGACGATTTTGACGGTTTCGACTTGCATCGATTTCACCTGAGAAGAGAAACGCGGCCACCCCTAGCGATGACCGCGCCAGTTAACCGGCTTCGAATTGTTGGCTGGTACTACCCGAGCAAGACGGCGATGTGATTGCTCTTGATCGCCTGATAGCCCCACGCGAGCCGGACCATGTAGAGAATCTGCATGAACTGGCGATAGACCGCGATTTCATACACGATGCCCGACTTCGGATCGGCAAGCAGGTAGGTGTCGTCCGCCATATCCATCGCCTTGCCGTCCGGCCCGACAGGCGATGCCGGCGCGCGGGTTATCAGCTGAATCGCCGATCGCGAGAAGCCGAGATTCTGCACGGCATTGTTGCCGACGGTAACGGCGGTCGCCGAGGTCGGGATCGCCTGCAGAAGGCCGGGTGCTGCCAGCGTAACCACGCCGGTGGTGAGGGGGACGGCAACGACGTATTTGTTCGTGTCGCCCGCAAAGGTGATGGTGTCGCCGGCAAGGATGGTGCCAGTGCCGGTGATCAGGGTGATCGCTGTCGCGCCGACCGCGTAGCCGGCGGTGTTGGTCGTATAGGATGCACCGGTGCCCTTGGTCGTGGTCTGGACGCCCGCGCTGTTGCGGATATCCATGCCTTCCAACCGGCCCAAGATGCCATCACGCAGAAGCTGATCGGTGCCAGCTTCGTTGACCTTGAAGAGCACGTTCTGCTTGCCGCGGAGGTTGGCGATCGCAGCCGAACCGAGCGTCAATTGCAGGTCGACCTGCGGCGCGCCGTTATCGTCGAGAATCTTGCGGGTCTGCGCGATATCGGAAAGATCGCCTGCCGTGCCGAACGGCGTACTGCCGGCCGTGCCGTAAGCGCGAGATGCACCCTGGTAGCCGGTGGTCGCCAGATCGATTTCGATCTGGTTGGTCAGGGTGCGGAAGGCCTGCACGAACTGATTGCGCAGCACGTCCATGTAGGTGCCGGCATTCAGCATGCCGCGCGTCTCTTCGCCATTCCAGCGGATCGGCGCGAACTTGGACTTGCTGATGGTCATCGAGACGTTGCCGAGCGTCTGATCGCCAGTATTCGGTGCCGTCACACCAGGCGTGGTGTCCTGCAGCGCATTCGCCGGCGCGATCGGGATCAGGATCGTCTCGTTGAGAGCAGCACGGTCGCCGCTCGAATTGCGAGATACGGCCGGGATCATGCCCACCATTTCGCGCGAGATCACGTCCAGCGCTTCATAGAGGGTGGGAATCAGACCAGTCAAAGTATTGGACAAGGGAAAATCTCCTCGGTTTTGGTGAGATGAAGGGTGGTTTTTGGGATCAGGTCATCCGACCTGGTGCGCCACCCTCCCTCATCCGAGGTCGTGGCAGGCATTCGAAAATGAGCGCCGGCATCCGCCGGCATGCGATTAGGCGTCGACGACTTTGCCGCCGTCCTTGACGTATTGAGCGCGCTCCGCCGGGCCGAGCGCTTCGAACGCCGCCCGCGTCTTGGTCTTGTCGCCGTTCGCGCCGCCCCCGCCATTGCCGCCACCGCCATTGGCGCCGGAGCCCTTCAGGATGGCGTTCTTGTTCGGATAGGCGTCGACCATGATCTCGAGCGCTTCGTCGAACGTGGCGATGTTGCCGGGATTCGCTCGGCTGAAAATCTTGTTGCCGTCGGCACCTATCGCGACGATCTGGTCGGCGTCGATCTTGAAGCGGTTGCCGAAAGCGGCTTGGACCATATCAACCGGAACCGCGATCTTGTCGGCGATAAACTTAGACCGCGAGAAGGCGTTGCCGATTTTCTCCGAATGAAGCGCGTTCCGAAGCCCGTCGCGTTCCTCGACGACCGGCTTGTATTTGTCCTCGACGCCGCGGATTTTCTCTTCGTACGCGCTGGCGGTCTCTTGCCGAATCTTCTCGACCTCGCCGGCATCCACCAGCTTCTTCGCATCGAGATTTGCCACGGTCTGTAGGGCCTGACGGGCCTTGTCGGGGTCGAGGTCCTTGAACTTTTCAAGTGCGGTTTGGGCCGCCTCTTTGGCCTCGCGGTGAGTCTTCGCCTCGCCATTCAGCCGGGAGATGGCCCCAAGCGTCCCATCGATATCGAACGGGATTTCTTTGCCGTCCTCGTGAACGACAACGACCTTACCATCCTCCACGACAACATGACCGTGTTCGTCGCGCTTCAACTTGATTGCCATTCATCCACTCCTTCGCACGGCATCCACCGCGCACGGCCATCCGACCGCGTTACGCCAGAGAGTTCTGCATCCGCAGAGCGCTGGCGGGTTTGCGGCGGTCACGCTCGCGCGCGCCGCCGAATCTCAATTGTCGTCGTTGCCGTCGCCGCCCGGCTGAGCGGGTTGTTTCGGCTGGCGCGCCGCTTTGACCTGTGCCTCGTTTTCGAGGCGCTTGACCTCATCGGCCCAGGTCTTTTCGGCCGGGATCACGTCGGCCCGGCGCAACGCCTCGAACGTTGTTTCCGACGATACATGCCCGTCTCTCGCGGCCCGTAGCAGGAGATCGCCGCCCTTCTCGCCGAGATTGGCCGAACCGAAATCCTTGTAGAGCTGGACCTCAGGGTCAGATTCCTCTTTGACCCAAGCGCCCATGAATTCGAGGCAAAGTTCGAACGATTCCTCGAACTGCTCGGCGATCTGCTGCAAGGTCGAGCGATTTCCTTCGTCATCGGACCGAATTGCGGTTGCGGTCGTGGCGACGGCTGGCCGCTGGGTCGTCAACTCCGCGCCGGCTTGCCGCATCTGGTCTTCGAGGTCTTGGATTTCCTGGCGCCCTGCCTCGATCGCGGCGCCGGTATGCTCGACGTATTTCAGATCGGCGTCGGTATTGCTTGTCGTGGTCGCGTGCGAAGAGCCGATTACGATCTCATCGCCGTCCGTAAAGCCCTTGCCGAAGAGGATCGGCACCCGCGAAACATGCAGGATATTCTGCTGGTCGCTGCTGCTCTGCCAGTGCTGCACGTTCATGTGCGCGAGGTCGAGCAATGGCGGCTTGCCGATGCCGAAATCCTCCCGCAGGCCATAGAAGAACACGAACGGTATGAAACTGAGGGTGGTCACGCCCTCTTGCTGCTTCGTCCACTGCTTGGCGCTGCCCTCAGCCTGCGTTTCCCGCCACGTCTCCCAGCGACCGGGGTAAAGCACGCGGACCTGTTTCACCTTGAAGGTATTCCAGTCCCCGTCGGCTACGTCGACGAGCTCCATCAAGCGAAGCTGGGTCAGATAGGCCCCTTGATCGTTCCGCTGCGCATGCCAGCCCAGAATCGTCTGAGCGGGATACCGAACCATGTATGGCCGCACGCCCGCGCGTTGCTCTTCCTCGACTGTCCTGGTCGTATCGGGAGCGACATTCGGGAATGTGACCAGCACGCCGTCAATACCATGCCGGAGGCACGCCAGCATGATCTCGCCGGCGAAGAGCGCGGCGGGCGTGCCGAGCATATCGATGTTGTCGAGCCAGCCCTCGACGCGGTTACTGACGCCGGTGACCGTCATTGGCCGACTGAGCGGCTTGGCCGCGAGAACCGACGATGTGCGGTTGAAAGCTGGAAAGAGCACCGACGCGTTCAGCCGGTTACGATAATCGAGATCATCCTCTTTCGGGAATTTCGGCAGATACGTTTGGCCGGCTGCGCGCATCGCGGGCGTTCCGCCGGCAAGCGCATCGATCAGCGGCCAATTCTTCGCCATTTCGGCGACCTCGGCCGACTGGTCATTAACCTTGAAGTCGACCATCTTAGAGCCGCAGCGGTTTGGTCGAGACTATCGTGGCGTCCACCATCAACTCCGTCAGAGCCCAGACCAGTGCGTCGACCCGATCAGGCGATCCCATCTTTTTGCGATCAAGATCACCGGTGAAGGAACACATCTGATCCTCGAGCGTCGGAAAGGCGCCGAGGTGGTGAACCATCTGTTTTTCGTAAAGAGCCGCTACTGGCTCAGCCCTCGTGACCTTGCCGCGCGAGGCGTGGACGGCTTTGTAGCTGACAGAGGGCTTCATCACGCGGATTGTATGTTCGACCATGGCGCCGCCGTTGTTCACCTCGGCGACAATCCGGTCGGCACGATGCGCATCGTAAAGCTTGAGCGCCTTTCCTGCCCAATCAGGCGGCATGTAACGCCCGCTCTCATCGTCCAAGATGTAACCATGACCGTCAGAGCCGAGAGCGGCACAAATGATGCCCGTCTCATCCGAATCTTCATTGGCGCTCGCGGCCGGATCGATGGACACCACTACGCGCACCAGCCGGAATTTCGGATCGTCAGGCAAGCGCCGGAGCCGGAGATCGTCGATTAGTTTTCGATTCCAGAGCGCGCCGGCGACGTCATCTAGAAGCTCGGCGTTTATCTCCTGCCGACCGAGGCGCGTGCCCTCGTATTTGCGCAGGATTTGCTGCAGGAATGTTATCGCGAGATTGGCGCGGTTGTCGTAGGTTTTCCCTCGCGTGATTCGAACATCGGAGGGGTCATCGCTGCGCGCGATCAGATCGCGAATGATCTTAATCGGCTTCGGCGTGGTCGTAATGATGCAGCGGGGATCCGTGCCGAGCCGCAGCCCCAGCATCAGCATGTCCCATGCCTCGGCATAACGCCAAGCCGCCAGCTCGTCGCACCAAGCAGCGTCATGCTGCGGCCCGCGAAGGCGCTGCGGTTCGTCAGCCGAGTATGTCGTGGCAATGGCGCCGTTCGGCCAGGTCAGGCGCCGTTTCGACGGCTCGAAAAGCGGGCGAAAGTCGGGCCGGGAGATCGCGAGAATTCCGCTCTCGCCCTCAACCATGACGTCGCGCGCATCGCTTGCCGTCGGCGCCACCAGCGCAATGCGCTTCGCGGCGTCCGATTCAACCCGGGACCGAACCCATTCGGCGCCCGTCCGCGTCTTGCCGAACCCGCGCCCGGCGAGCAGCAGCCAAATCTGCCAGTAATCGGCAGGCGGCAATTGCTCCTTCCGCGCGACGACCTCTTGCCAGTCGTAAAGCAGCGCGGCCGCTTCGTCGTCGCTCAGCCGAGAAAGGAATTCTTCCCGCTCAGCTTCGGAAAGCACCCGAAGCCGGTCACCGAGCCGCAGCGCGGCTATGCCACCGTCCATTTAGCCGAGAAGCTTCTTCAGCTTTCCTCGAGCGTCTTCCACCGTCACCCGCAGCGGCTTGGTCGGATCGCCAGCCAATGTGGTGCTCTGCAGCCGCGGGTGAATGTACGGCGCGGCCGCTTTCGCCATATCGTCGCGGCGCGCGCGGGTGGATTTCTTGTCGCGCATCACGCGCAGCATGTATTCGAGCGGTAACTCGCCGCTGGCCGCTGCCGCTTCGCGAGCTTCCTTTGTTGCCCGATTGCGCGAGCCCGGCGGTCTACCCGCTCCAGCACGCTTGCCACCCATGGGCATTATTCGGGCTCCCTGAAATCCTGATTAAAAATCAGGATCGGGCCGAAATTTATCTCAGCCTGTCTCGCCGTTCGCATGGTGTCCTTGACCCTCGCCCATCCAGGCATGGTCGGTTGGTCGGCTCATCCGAGCTAGTGCGACCGCCAGGCATCCGCTCGGAGGTCGGGAAATGCTTTTGCCGATTTTGGCCTATCGAGTGCCGACGCCTCGTTCGGCGTTCAACTGGCGCAGCTTGGCGCCATCGTATTTCTCCGGCGCGCGCGGATTGGCGGCTCGGGTAGCCTTCTCAAGGGACTGGCGTCCGGCGGCCTGGATCGATTTCACCAGTGCAGTGTCGTCCTGAATAACGACGGCGTGCAGCCCAACGCCGAGATCGCTTCGAGCATTTTCTCCGGCCCGTTCATTGTGCCGACGATGATTGCAACGTTGCGCATCGGCGTTACATGCTCCGTCCCCTAGAATGCGAATGCCCGCCGCGGGGTTACCGGGCGGGCATCTATCGGATCGTTGCATCGGTATGAACGCATTGCCTGGGCCAAGTCAAGAAAAAACCACATTGGTCTTAGAGCGCCACGGGTTTCAGCTTGCGAGGCACCCAAAGCTCTCGGGAGGGAGTTTCGGTACCGAGTCGCCGCGCTTCAGACGGGCGCGGGCCTTCCTGGTGTAGAAGGACGCATCGAGGTTCCCGTCATCATCGATGCCGCGGTAGTGCGTCACGTCGGCTTCCTGGCTGTCGACGTCCGCCTCTCGCTTTATCCAACCCTCGTCGTAGGCGCGCTGCAGCCCGGATTCGATCTCGCGCACATCGACCACCTCGTCGTTCTCGATCCCGTCGCCGAGAAGGCCGATGCTCTGAAAGGTTTCGAGGGCGAGGTTCGCGTAAAGCTGGCGCATCGCCGTGACCCATCTGGCATGGGTGCTGGCGTTCGCGATCACATAGGCGAGGCCCGGTTGCCAATCGATCGGGCAGAACTCGACGGCGTGCTTCTCGCGCCGGCCGCCGACTTTCTTCAGTTTCTTGCCGTACCGCTTGAAAATCGGCTCGATCCAGGAAACCTGCTCGAGCCAACGGATCATGTAGCTGATCCGGCCGCCGCGCGCTGTCGGCATCTGACCCCAGCGCTCGTTGTCGCCCAAACCGATGCCGTGGTGCACGCGGACGGGATAGGGCAATGGCATGACGGTCGGCGGATGGGGCTGGCTCTGCTCTTCCGCAAAATGAACTAGGAGCTGGGCTTGCTCGATCGGCATGGCCGTTACAGCGGCGTGCAGCTTGGCCGCGTCGGGATGCACCGTCGGGCGCGATATGTCGTCGAGACCGCCGTAGGTCGCGATCTGCCAAAGATACCAGTCGGCCGGTGAGGCGAGGTAACGCTGGGCCATCTGGTCACGGTAGACCCAAACGAGGGCCTGCCAGAGCGTTAGGTCGCGGTTCCGTTCAGCCATCTTTCCCCTCCTGCGCAATGTTCGCGCGCGTCACCAATTCCATATCGAATGCGGCACCAAGCGCCTCGCCGATCTCTTTCGCGTCGATCGCGCCGTCGCCGATGTAGAGAAACCCAACCTGCACGATCTCGCGGAAATCGATGCGCTTGAAGATGAGCAGCTGGCGGGAGCCGTCGAGCCCCGTCACCATCGTGAAGCTGTGGATGGGCCTTGGCGGCTCGGCACCGATGCCATGCGGGAAAGCCTCGGGCTCGACCGTCATATGCCTACCTCTTCGCCCTTGCGCTTCCAGCCGCTCGCGGCGAGCTCGCGGAGGTATTTCGCGACGAAGACCGGGAGCCAGAGCAGCTTCTCCAGCCGGATCACCACGATGCGGCCGCGGGCGAAGAGCATGCGATCTGACCAGCAGCCGGGTTCCTCATCCAGCCGCACGACCACGGCCCGGTGATTGTCCAGAAGCTCTTGCTCGAAGGCGCGTTGGCGCTCGTCGGCGGTGTGGGTCGACGGCACACGCATCAGCGAGGTGCGGATGTTTTGATCGAAGCCGTGCATCACTCGGGGTCTTCTCCCGTGAGCTCGCGGTGCAAAATCACCGCCCAATCCTGCTCTTCGATCTTTGCGAATTCTCGAAGTGCCGCGATGCGCGTCGGCTTGTCGTTGAGGCCGTCAGCGACCGAGATTTCAAGAAAGACGCCCATCGGTGTCGTGCGCCAATCACCCTTCAGCCAATCCTCGTCGCATGCGCCGCGGCTGCATGAAAGAGACCGCGCGGCCGGTGGTTGATTTTTGATATCGCACACCAGCACAAAGCTGACCGCGTTTCGCTGCTCATTGTTGTCCCAGAGGATGATCGCGCGCGCTGCCGGGATCTTCATGCTGCTTCTCCATTGCTGAATTGAGGGTCGAGATCGACGAAGCGCTTGCCTTCGGCGCTATCCCAAGAGCAGCGATATTGGTAGGACCGTTGGATGAACCAAAGTCCGATCTTGCCGTC